CGACTCTGGCTGCGGCTGAGAAACTGGCCCGTGATCTTCAAGAATTCAATGAAGACAAAGGCGAACTCCCAACCACCCTCTATATCGGTGACGACGAATGAGTCATATTTTCGAATGCGAACAGTGCCAGTGTGCCGATTCCATCTATTCAACACAGCAGACAAGTCCAGGCTACATCTGTCATCAGTGCAAGCACGGCGAATGGCATAACGAGTTCGCTCGCGAGACCTACGATTTCGATCGTCACGGCCCTGCCCTGAACAAGCCTGACCCGACTGGCGCCAGCTTCGGCTAACCCAATACAGAGAGGAGGGAAATCCCTCCTCTCTGGCCTTATTTTTTCAGGTTAAAGAAAATGAACCGCCCCTATTTTGTAGGGGGAGCTATGGATATCGATTTAAAGGGCCCTACGGTGCTCATATTCGACGTTTCGGACATGATCAGTACCCTAGATGGGGAGGGTGAACTCTCGCCCCTTGCATGGCAGTATATGATCGAACGCGAACTTGTCGAAAAAGGTAAGCTGACCATTGGAAGTACCGTTGTCAAAAGTCCTTACCTTGCGGAGCAGTATCGCATTGTGAAGAGCCTTTTGGAACGCTATCCGTCTAACAACATCGTCGACCAACTTGACCCATCTATCCTTGAGTATCTGTCTCAGTATGTGGTGGAAATCATGATGACTAATGAAGTCTTACTGGTCATCAAAAGAAAAGTCATAAGGAGCCATCCGTGCAGGACTATATCTTACCCATCAACACCGTAGTGGATTACGTTCACGACATCGTTGATCAACTGCCTGTTGGCCACACATTACCTACCCGTCCACGTGAACGTAACAATCAAGTTACCGTTGCCGCGGCGGCGTTCGTGGAGAACTACATCCGTGGTCAACTGCGTCATGTGCGTAAACGCCCTGATGCATTCAAAGAATTTCTTCATGTACTGGGTTACCCGGTCATGGAAATGCGTGCAGCCGCATTGGATGATTTCTGTGAAGGGTTGGACGATTTCTTCGTTACCCTGACTATCATCTCAGACCCAATCGTCCGACCCTTTATCGAAATGACTGGTACCCGACTGATGTTCATTACCCATCGTCCGGGTATGGAAGAGTTGGTGATCGAATTGGGTGACGACTACATGTTGGAAAAATACCGTTTGATTCATGAACGGACTCGTCTCGTCACTCCGTCCCGCATTCGTGACATTTCGGATCTGGACGGGTTTCAAGAATACTTCGACAACACCATCGGTACAGCGTTTAGCCGAATCAACAATCAGGCTGTTCGCGATGAAGTAAAACGCATTGCTATTGAGACCATCCGCCGACAGTGAGGTAACCATGGATCCCGTGCTCGTCTCGACAGACTCGTTGGAGCAGTCCATCGAAGAAGCACTGACCCGTGAACTCGGGAGTTGCTTCAGCAATATCCCATCTGGTTTAGTAGAGCGTATGACCGACTACTATAACCTCCACGGAGCCGAGGGGATGTTGGACGATCTTATCCAGTCCCAGCATTACGAATTGAGGGAATACTCCTCGGCAGAATTTTTCACCCGTCGATTCCTACATCTTGCAGAATCGCGAATTGATGTCAAGGAATATAGGGTGTTGTTGGAATACCGGGCCACTGAGCAGACCCTCGTTGTGAGGACTCAACGGCGGCCAAAGCAATCCCCTGTCCTAGGACTTGCGGAAGCCTATCGTAATTCTCAAGAGCAATGGGATTATCTCCCAGAACGACTAAGACGTGCGCTCGATGATGTCACCGCTTTGTGGTGATGCATACCCTGCCGTAAATCTGCATTAACCAGTTACCAAGATGGTGTTCTGGTACTGGAGGTGAAGCGTGTTGTCAACTGGACTACGCTCAATCATTTTAAATCTTCCCTACGAGGTGGCTTTCGGTATGTTCGGCGGTAAGTTAGCTGATCATATCGGGGCCACCCCGCTCCTTTATGCCGCCCTAGCTTATTTCGTGTTTGATGAGTCTTTCTTCCTGGAAGACTTAGCCGAAAACTACCCAGAGTTAGATTATGAACTATCTGAATGGTTGGAAGCATTTTACTGCGACCAATACGACCTTATTGAAGAATTAAGGAAGTACTATGCAACGCCTCTCTCGGCAGGATATCCACCGCTTCCTTGGGATCGCGCCCCTGCATCCTACCGACTCGTCAGTGTCCGATACCTGTCGTCGGATGAGTCTGTCCTCATCGCCGCGTCCGATGATGAAAGTGATCATCAACTTGGAAGCGAGTGGGGACTTCCTCATGAACGCCAGTCGTGTACTGGCCGCTACGGGGATGACCTTAGAAGAACTTTTCGAATTTCTGGCCACAGTGGTCTCTGCCATTCGAAAAGATAGTTTTGCTCCATCGCTACTCGTCAATGGGAGGTTACCAGACCATGAAGGAGTTTCAATCAACTCGCTCGTGTCCTCCATGGCTGAGCAACTCGAGAACGGTACGGTGTCCTACACCGGAAATGAGGGCTCCTTTAAGCTTCTCTCGGTCGATCAGCTTGATGATTCCGCCCTCATCGAGGTTGTCTCAAGGGAGCCGGCAGGGCGCGGGAAAACTCCCATTAATCCTGTCCCTATCAGTCGAAACAAACGCGCTGCACGAGGTGCCATCCGAGTTACTCAGGGCGGTCGTGTCATCAGTGATAAGCGGAGTGATCTGGAATAGACTATCTTACGAGTATGGCGAAGTCCTCTCGTATTGGATACGTAAAGACAGCAATATCAATGTGCCGAGGGATTTGCTGATGGTCAAAGTCGATGAGGTCTTTGAAGCCGTCGTGCCGATCTTTACAAACATTGCTAAGGAACTCAGCATCTTTGCGGGTGAGACTCAGTTGATCACAGATCTTCTGAGATACGACCCCGTCGATGGTTCCATTGTTGTGAGAATTTCAGATGGCTGAGAAAACAATCCTTTTTGAGGGAGAGCGGATCCTGAAAATACTCCTGGCCGATTTGGGTCAGGTCATGGATCACTCCTACCACGTCGACGAACTGTTCACGTTTTATCAGGACTGGTGTCGTCGTGGTGAGACTTTCGTTGATAAGTATGTCCATCAGATCTACCCAATAATTCCGGGTTCTACCCCGGAGGAGCAGGAAGACGCTGAGGATAATCAGACAGCATTGCGAAATGCTATGATAAACCTATACTGCGCAATGGATCAACTCATCAAAGGTGTCGACAGGCGGCGTGTTGTTCATGCAGCCCATAGCCACGATGAGCAAGTAGTATCGATTACTCTGCGCTAAGGCCTACCCATGATTCTCATCAACACTTCCAACGTGTTGGCCGAGATCCTACCTGAACTCATGTTTGAGTACGACCCAGACCTTCCGTTTCAGGAGGCAGCGTTCACTCAGGCTATGATGGATCGTCTGAATGACCTGTTCATGAAGGCGTTTTACCAAAAGGTGCAGACACCTCATGTTTTTGACAGGGTGATCTTGGATCGACTCCGCACTGATAAGTTCCTACTGGAATTCTCCACGCGCCGGTGGACCACCGTCAAGGTGGTTGATACCGACGGAACGTACATCCTAATTTTCGAGGAAACGTAACGCCATGAGCATTGCGGATTACAAAGACAGCATCGTCAGATTCAACACCAAAGCTCCTGGTGTTCTGGGTGCCGCACGCGACAACGTCAAGGTAGTAGCAGTGCTCGATTACGACACTGCTGCCCTCTTGGAAGATGTACGTGCCAAGCACGCCCGTGTTCGCAACTATATTCCCAGTCTGCCTCAGGCAGCAGGTGCGTACAATTACGTTCGCATCCTGTACAGCAACGGTGAATACGAGATCCTTGGTGTCCCATGGATCGACGAGAACACCATCGAGGTCATTTCCTCTCGTAAACTGGTCATCACCATTGAGGATGTCAGTGACTCCACTGAAACTCTCGCACGACAGGCGCTTCTTCAAAATGGTATTTCGAACTTCACATTTGAGGTCGTCGGCACTACCGCGACCCCGACGTAAGCGGGAAGGGTTTTCCTTTGAATCAGGTGTCGAAAACCACCTGATCATGGATTTTGACGACAACCTCATGACGCAATACGGTGCGTTCCTCGATAAGCTCTACTCGATCACCGATCGATACGAGATGACCGATGAAGACTCCGCGGCACTCTTCTCCATCTGCAACTTGTCGATGATGGTTACTAACATGATCCATGAGGACATGGGAGAAACCCGTTATACAGAATCAATCATGGATGAGCTTTACTCCGAGCTTCCTAAGGATGTTGTTGATGACGTGATAGTCGAACTTTGCGATTACCACAACACTGACAACACCCGACCTAAGGTTGTTGGTGACCTGATCACCATCCTTAAGACAAAGAAAGGGATGTGTCTACAATCCGTTACCCCGATGAGAGAAGAAGACACCATGATTTTCACTTTCGTCAACCTCGAATGAGGCTTAGTCAATAAAAACTAAAAGGGACTCTCTTATGAGAGTCCTAATTATTTTTTCTTTGTCTAGAATTCAAGGTCTGATCCATGGAAAATCCGTTTGTACTTCCCAAGGACCAATACGTCCGCGATCTCGATCTGATGAAAGGCTTCTTTGCCCAAAACTCACTCTATCTTCAGCGCATGACTGGTCAGACTGAAGAGCGCGTGATGCAGTTCCTTAAGAAAGAACTCAGTCGGGGTGGTCGTTTCCCCTTGACAGACCCGAACATGATGGTACTGCGTAAAGACAGTCCCGGTAACCGTGTTAAGGATGAGATAACTCTCCTTAATTACGTGAAGAGTGTCAGTGATACTCAGCGCATTCTGTCGCCTTCGATGGTCTGCTACGAAAACCCGAAGGTGTTGAAATCTCCGTCTGCTAAATTCGTGGAAGCGGGCATTGCCGGCCGTAAGAAATCCAAGAACGAGATGTTTGTCGCCAAGGTGAACGGCGATAAAGTCCTTGAGAAGATCAAGGATGCCGAACAGAACGCCAAGAAGATCGGGATTAACTCCCTTTCTGGGATGCACGGTTTCTCCGGCAATATTCTCTTCGTGAAATCTGGTCACTCCAGCCTGACGTCCATGTGTCGTTCAGCCACGGGCTACGGTAACGCCAACAACGAGCGTCTCTTGGCGGGTTCTCGCCATTATTCGACGCCAACGATTGCTCTGGCTAACATGCTAGCGCTGATCACCAGTCAACCGCACGACGAATTTGAAGCAGCCATGCAGAAATGCGGCTTTGAATATCCAACGGTAGAGCAGACTGCCGAATGCATCAAGCGTAGTACTGATCTTTACTGGCGTAACGCTCGTAAGTTCCAACAGATCGTGGACTTTATTGTCCGACTGAGCCCTCTGGAACGTGCGATCGTCGTCTATACCGGCGACCTTTACCATATCGCTCGGTACAACGATCAGTTTGTTCGGACATTCATGGATAAAGTGGTTAAGTACGACCCTTCCAAGGATGATCTTAAGATCGAAGACCCGTTTGCCCTGCTCACCGGTAAGTCAATTGACGACGATACCAAGATGCTGGCGACTTACCTCAACGCAGACATCACCCGCGGTGAGAACTTCGACTCCATGAAAGAGAGTGGGATGATCGATGTCCTGGAAAAGGTGGCTAAAACAGCACTGAATGTCCAGAACGTCATGCAGGAGTACTTCACGTTCATTCGTGTATTCCTGACCCCTGTTCTTCTGTGTCCGACTGTGGCCAACATCAAAGGTATCCTGCGCCGTGTGGTACTGGCGTCCGATACCGACTCCACCATCTTCACTACTCAGGACTGGGTGACCTGGTACACCGGTAATGACAACCGGACTAAAGAAGGTGATGGTATCTGGTACACCACGACCTACATTGCTTGCCAGTGTATCGTGCATGTCCTGGCCAAACTCTCTGCCAACATGGGCGTGATTCAAGAAGACCTGCATCGCCTGACCATGAAAAACGAGTATGCGTTCCCGGTGTTCACATTGACCAGCCGTGCGAAACATTACTACGCGTTCATGAGCTGTCGTGAAGGTAACGTCTTCGATGAATACGAAATGGAGATCAAAGGCGTAGCCCTGCGTTCATCCACCGTGCCACCGGCAGTCATTAAGGCCGCCAAGGCTTTGATGAAGGAAGTCATGCATCGTGCTGACCAGAACCGCCAGTTCACACTGGAGGAGTTGTATCTGATCGTCTGGCGTCACGAGCAGGATATCTACGAGTCCATCTCGCGTGGTGAGCACAAGTACCTGAAGTCAGCTCAGATTCAGGAATCGTACAACAACATGAACAAGGACAACCCATTCCAGGATAAGACGAACTATCGTCATTATCACATGTGGGAGACCATCTTCGCTCCGAAGTACGGTCATGTTGAATCTCC